TCCTTTGATCAACATGATGTCTCATTTCCCAGGAGAATTTGAAAGTGCTGTGGGCATTGATGCTACTGGCAGAGATTGGGAGTGGTTGTATAAGTATATGAGCAAATTTGGCTTTGACAGGTGTGGCGATGGCGACTTTGAAAAATTTGACACGTGGTTGCGTGCTAATTTCACGAAAGGCTCTTTTGACATTATTAGAACTATGCTTGAAAAGGCTGGTTTTGATGAAGTGTTGATTTCTGCTTTTGATGGCCTGGCTACTGAGTGTGTATTTCCGATTTACGAATCTGATGGTCTCATTTATGAAGCATTTGGGTCTAACCCTTCTGGGCATTCCTTGACTGTGATTATCAATGGATTGTGCAATGCTCTCTATATGAGGTATGTGTACTATTCATTACACAAGGTGAGTGACTTGGGAAAGATTCCTTTGTTTCATGAAGTTGTGCGATTGATGACTTATGGTGATGATAATGAGTTCAATGTTGCACCTGAGGAGACTAAGTTCAATATGCAGTCAATTCACTCTGAGCTTGCTAAGATTGGAGTTGGGTATACAGATGCCAACAAAGAGAAGCCACAGACCCCCTTCAAGAAGCTTGACGATATTTCTTTTTTGAAGCGTTCTTTCCACAAACACCCCCAGCTGGGGGCTATAGTTGGAGCTTTAGAGAAGGAGTCCATTTTCAAATCTTTGTCTATGACACACAAACCTAAGAAAGGTCAACGTGAGTCTATGGCTGAGATATGTGCTTCCAATTTGAATGGAGCCTTACGGGAATTGTACTTTCATGGTGCAGATGAGTATTACAAGTATTTGCCTATCTTCATGGACATTGCTCGAGAAACGCGTGATCCAGAGGGCCATAAAGTCATTGACTACTTCAAGCCTTTTACAGAAGCGGACATTAAAGAGCAATTCGAGCGTACGTCGTGTACTTATGACAAAGCGTTCATTGCCTTGAGCTGTCAGGCAGGAGAAATCGATGAGCCAAACCCCAAGAGATTGCGTATTTCCCCACGGTATTATACCGAGCTCGAGATTGAACTTGGAATTGCTCTTGTGAACAGAGTGTGGGATCCGGAAAATCACGTTCCAGAATATTATCGTGGTGATTTGACTTCAGCGGCAATTGATTGCGTGCGGACTCGGAATGGATTGCCCTTATGTCGAAGATGGTGTTTGTATGATTCATACTGGCTCAGTCCAGGAGACATCGATTATATACGATACACTAATATGACGCTTGGATACAATGCACGCAAGCCTACTTTTCAGTGTTTGCGTGACTGGTCCTACATTCTATTCCAAAACGATATTATCGCGGTCGATGACCAATTAGTGTACCATGATCCTATTGGTGATATGGCGGCACAGATTGGATCTATGCGGCGCAGACTTATCAATGACATGACCGCCTATCATGGTGTGGCTGCTTTAGCTACTGCTATGTGTTGGGTCAATATGGAGTCAGCCGCTACGGCATATTGTGGGGAAGAAATGATTCCTATTGCAGATTCTTTTGAGGATCACTGCAATGGGACACAAGGACTGTTTTGGTGGGAGTGTCCAATGTTGTTTTATGTCATTGGGATGCTTGTGCAAACAGTTTTTATCCACTGTCTGGATACTGGGAAAATCCGTTTTAATCCCAGTTTTACAAATGGCCATAAGGTTCTGTTAATGTTCCTTATTTGGACAGGTGGCTGCAAGTGGTTGTTGTCTTTGACTTTCAACTTCCTGTGGTGCTATGGCCAATATAAAGCGGGTCCAGTGTACGTGCGCTTTGTGCGTTGGGCCCATGCGAAGTGGTACGGATATCCCACCCCCGGTCAAATAGAGGAGTGGGAACGCCAAGCAAAATTATCGCGCAAAAAATAGACGACACCTTGTCATAAACTGGATTTGTCATGTGGCTGGAAACCCTTGACATCTTATAGATTTCCGGTATAGATAGAATAGAGAGTTCAAGTCCTGACTCAAAGTCAAAACAGGACCCTCATGTTGTACCAGACAACAGAAATCTGGTAGGAGTGGATGCTCCGATTGAGGCTCAAGCTGGAAATTTTACCTTTTCACCTGTTCCAAACCAACAACAAAATGAGACCGTGAAGTTCTTTGATCAATCCCCCGCGTGGGATGCCCACTTTGGAGGTGATCACGACCCAACTCGTGCTAGTTCAGATGATCCTGATGTGGAGTTTAAGAATTTCTTCTTGCGTCCAGTTAGGATTACTTCAGTAAATTGGCCAGTTAATGGAACTTTGGACGTGCCCATCCGGCCTTGGCGGGATTGGTTTCAAAATCCAAGAATTTCTAACCGTTTGAATAATTACAGATGCTTTAGAGGCGACTTGAAGATCAAAGTGATTGTCAACGGCAATGCTTTTTATTGGGGCATGGCTATGTTGTCTTATTTTGCTCGTGGAGATTTGGTCAGTAATGAAACTACAGTGATTTCAGATATTAATTTCCCAGGAGACATTTCCCGTGCTTCGTCACGGCAACACATTCTCATAGATCCAACGCTTTCTCAAGGTGGAGAAATGACTTTGCCTTTTTTCCACTATTGGGATAATTTTGATCTCACAAATGGGAATCAAGAGCAGATAGGGACAATGTGGTTGTCACAGATTTCCCCTTTGCACCATCCTAGCAACACTGAACCAGTTAATATCAAAATTTATGCTTGGTGTGAGAACGTTGTGTTATCTGGACCTACGCAAGTAGATATGGCAGGATTGGTAGCTCAGGCTGGAGAGGACGAGTACTCCAACGGACCAATTTCAAAACCCGCAGCGAAAGCTGCTGAAATGGCTTCCATGATGGAAAATATACCCGTTATTGGAAAATACGCCTCTGTTGCAAAAGTTGGGACAGAAGCGGTGGCTAAAATTGCTTCCAAGTTTGGATATTGTAAACCCCGGGTTGTGGCTGACACAAACAGGGTAACGATGAATTTGGCACAGGAATTGGCTACTACTGATGCTCTGGATACAGCTGTTGGTTTATCCTTTAATGCAAAACGTGATATCACAATTGATCCAGTGACAACTGGAATGGGCGACACCGATGAGTTGTCCTTTAAATATTTGGCATCACGCCCTGCTATTTTGGCTCAGAATATTCCCTGGAATTACACTGATACAACTGATGATGTATTGGCGTCATTTCGTGTGACACCCAGTCAATACATTTACGGCGATCGTGTCCTTCCACCTGTTAATGGAATCATAACCTTTCTCCCATGTTCTTTTGTTAGTACACCTTTTTCTTATTGGAGAGGTACAATGCGATTACGATTGCAAATAGTTGCGTCTTCTTTCCATAAAGGTAGAATTCAGGTATCGTGGGATACACGGCAGTCTTTGTCGCCTGTTGAGTCTCAAGTTGTGCGCTCGCAGATCGTTGATATTGCTGAAACCCGAGACGTCACGTTTGATATTGGTTGGGGTAATCCTGCCCCAGGATTGCGAACTGTTGGTGTTCCGCCTGCTAATAATACTTTTGCGATTGGTTCAAATTTGACAGCAGGGTTGAATGATGACAATGGTATGATTTCTGTGACAGTTTTGAACAAATTAACTATGTCGTCAGCTACGTCTGATCCAGTGTATATTAATGCCTGGGTCTCCTTCCCTGATTTGGAAGTGTGGGGACCTGATTCCGATCATTTTAACACACTTTCAATTTATCAGAACAATGCAATCACTTTGCGTGAAGACGAGGAAGAAGAGGATGGAGTTCTTAAGGCCCAAGCTGGTGATGTTACTGGAGCGGATATTACACAAGAGGATGCGAATCCTCCCGGTGAGATGCCCCCAGACAACTACATTGGCGGCACACCAGCTCCTGAACCTGCCGCATTTATGCATGCAGATCCAATTGATTCTTTTAGGACGTGTATTAAGCGTTATTGTTGGCAAGAAATGATAGAATTGCCATTTATCAAAGGTGCTGATCCTTTTGTTTATACAGAAGTCAGACGAGGTAGATGGCCATTGTATCGTGGACATGTCACCGGAGGAGAATCGGGTGGAAATACATTTAATGGCCCAACAACTATACAGGCTTATGTGGCACAATGTTATGCTGGAATGCGTGGAGGTGTTCGCGTTAAAGTCATTAATGCACACGAGCCTTTTGTCGTTAGTGGAAACGCTCATGCTCAGGTTCAATTGTGTGCCGCTCGTGCACCTGGTGCAGTTTCTGGCACCTTTTCCGTCACTGGTGTCAAGGATGGCTTGGTCAGCTTTGAGGATGATTCATGGTCGGGAATGACACAAACGAACCCTTCTTCTGGAAGAGTATTGGATATTGAGTTACCCTACTATTCAAACACTCGAATGGTGACTAATAATGCAACTCCACAAGGAGCAACCCCTTGGTCCTACAAGATCTATGGGATTACTTCAGCTGATCAGTATGCATTGCTTAACATATACACTGCGGCGGCCGACGATTTCAACATGTTCGGTTTTAAGGGCGCTCCGCAGATGAAAGGATACACTGTCACTCCATAAGCGCCTCAAAGAGACTTTCTTAAAATGTTTTGTCTCACATAGATTATATATTACATATTACATAATAAACATTTAATTGGTGTTGCAGCGCACCGCCTGGTCATATCGCCAGGTCCTAGCTACGTTAGAAACTATAGGTTTCCCAGAACCCCTGACGTAGTTAGGGGGGAAATTTTTTCCTAAGTTGTTTCTTCTAAGCGTGGCGAGGTAGCCC